TTTTTTATTAACAATTCGTTTGCGTCTTTAAACTCTTTAAAATCGACATATTTACAACGATAATAACCAAGTCGTCTTGCAAGTTCGTTTCGTAAACTTATACCAGCATTGTCATTGTCGGTGCAAAGAATTATTTCTTTTTTATTTTCAAAATATTTGTAACAATTGTCAAGATATTCTAAATTCTGATTTCCTTTTGACGCACCATTCGGAACAGAAACAACACTATACATTCCCGATTCATATAAAGACAATGCGTCAATTTCGCCTTCTACTATATAACAAACGTCAGTTTCTAAATTAAGATTATTTAATCCATAAAATATTAATTCAGCACCAGAAACCATTTTAAAATTTTTATCGCCTGACCGATACTTGATATTGATGACATCATTATTTCTGAAATAATTAAAATTAATGCAACGTTGTTTCTTTTTTACTTGCGGAAAATATTCAAGTGATTGTCCAATTTTCCAATAAGAAAGTGTTGATTCTGAAATGCCACGTTCTTTAAAGTATTTAATAATTTTGTCATTTAAATCAAGATTGGTTTTTTCTGGTCTAACATATTTGTTTTCTTTGACCGTTCCTGACCAACCGCAATGATGACAATTGTAAACGCCTTTTTGTAAATCTACTGACAAACAACGGTCACTTTTGTTTTTTCGTTCATGACTACATTTTGGACATTGTGTCTTTTGATTTCCTCTTTGATTTTTAATTTTTATTCCTAGTTCTTCAAATTTATCTATCATTTTCAATAACTGTTTTTTCTTTTTGAATTCGTTCCATGACTTCGATTGTTGCGTCACAAAATTGAATTACGTTAAATAATTGTTTTTTACATTCTAATAAATCCGGCACACATGCTGGGTCGAATGAATATTGTTTTGAAATTTTTGTTAAAATATTATTTTTTATTTGTTCTTCAATATATATCATAATTTTAATTGTTTAAGGGTTAAAAGTTTTGATTTTTCTAATACGAATGATTTAATTCTAGTCATTCTTAAATTTTCTTTTTTATAAACCATTTCGTTTGTTGCAAATCCTTCAAATCTGTATCGCGGATAAATGCAAGAAAACAACGCGAAAAAATCGCAATCGCTTTTTAAATGCGCCGGAATCATTAAAGGATTTTTATAATTTCTATTTGCTTTTATGTCAAATGTTTTGTTTTTATAAACACAATCGTATTGGTCTGTTCCCTCATTTTTTGAAAATATTTCAATTTTAAAATCGGGAAACAAATTCAGTTCCCGACAAAAAATGAATTCAGCACCAAAACCGATAATGTCTAATTGTGAATCGTTGATTTTATTAATTGTTCCTTTACCTCTACCAACAGAACAATTTTGTTCGTGTCTTGCATTTCCAACCATTTCAACAATTTGTTGTTCAAATTTATTTAATGTAAAGACCTTTTTATTCATTTTTAGCGTAGTTAAATAATTCAGTTAGTTCACGTTCATTAAAAACATTTTCAAGGTTAAATTGATTTAATTTTCTTTTATCAGTCATTGCACCTAGTTTTTCTTCATTGTCATCAAAGTAAATGAAATAATCTTTGATACCTTTTATTTTATGAAAACATTTGGGTTTGTCCTGAAACTGTTGCATAAATCGGTGAATATACTTCACACCGTTTTTGTCATTGTTTCTTAATTTGGTTAATGACAAAAAATTATTAGACCAAAAATTATCGTTTCTTATTTTCTGACAAACTCTAAAAACCTTTCTTAAATCATATTTGTCAATACGTTCTATTTTATCAAGTGTATCTAACCATTTATTCTTTTGTGATTTTGTTTTGGGTTGGTATCTTAATGGAAATAAATTTATAAAATGTTCTAAAGATTTATTGGCGATTTCTGAATAATCTATATTATTATTATTATTTATATTATTTTGTTGCGGATTTTCCGCGTCGGTTTTTTCCGCGTCGGTTAACCCGCTTTGGTCATCTAAATAATAATTATAACCGGCAAATTTACCGCCAATTTTAACAGATTCCCGACGTAATAAATTAAATTTTTCTAACTCTTTTATTTTAGAATTTATGGCGTCTTTGCCTTCTTTAAAATGATTTATAATAAAACGAATTGTGATTGGTTTTGACGAATCATGTGAAAATAAATAAGCATAAAGACCGGTTGCGCCAATAGAAATGTTCTTTGTCCTGAAGACGCAATTTGGCACAATTGTAAAGTTGTCAAACCTTTTGGGTTTGTAAATTCTATTTATTTTCATTAAAGTTGGTTTATCTTTTTTTAAATAATTCTTTTTTTGAATCTAAAAAATTTCTGTAATCATCAAATTGTTTTTTAAAATCTTTAAATGTAATATCAGATTCGCCGTAAATTTCCCAAAGAAAATCAATAAATGCGTCAAACTCGACGCGATTCATTTTCCCGACATACTTCATTTTAATTGGAAGGTTTGTCGTTTTGGTTTCAGTCCACCGAACCTTTTGTCTTTCAGAATCAAAAAAAACGGATTTATAAAACATCATTCATATAGTTAATTATTAAATCTTTTGCACTTTCATAATCTCGACAAACTTCCGCTTTCCAACCTACCGCATTTAATTGTTTAATCCAACGCGCCTGACTTTGTGTTGGTTTATTATAACCTACTTTTAATTCAATTGCAAGTCCATTAAAACCGGAACATGCGTTAAAAATCAAAATGTCAGGAACACCCGCTTTAACGCCAAGATATTTAATTTTAAATCTCTCAAACGGTGTGCGTTTACCTTCATTGTTTGGGTGTGTAAATATCACATGTGGAAATTCATAATCCAACAATTGAACAATTCGGTGTTGTAATTTATCTTCTTTTCCTAAATATTTTTCATAAGGGTTTGCCATTCTTATAAAATAAAAAAAATATTCAGAAATCAAAGTCATTTAATTGAATAATAATATTAAAATAAATGTTATAATTAACCCTGCGTAAGAAATTAAAACTAATTTCATTGATTTTTCATATCGTTTTTCGTCGAAGTTTTCTTCGGATTTTTTTAAATATTCCTTCCCTTCGTTTAGGTAATGTTTCATAATTATTAATTTTTGATTCGTAACTAACAAAATTTATTTCCTTGAAATAATTATCATTCAAGAAATTCAAATATTTGCTCATTTTATTTGTTTCAACAATGCCTTTTGGTTTCTTTGTAATTTTGAAATTTCGTCCCTTAATTTTATGTTTTCTAAAATCAAAGAATTGTATTTGAAAATAATTTCACTTATTGTCATTGATTCTGGTTTTTGATAAATTTTATTTAACCTTTTGTAAATATATTTATATTTAAATAAAAGCGATTTGTTAAGACGACACATTTCGGGAAACTCTTTTATTGCATGTAAAATTGTGGAATGGTGTTTGTTTACACAATCAGCAATGTTTTTAAATGTTGCGCCTTTTATTTCCCGACATAAAACATAAAAACACGCCCTTGCTTCAACATATTTTAATTCCCTAGAATTAATATTTAAATCCAAACCAAAACATTCTTCGACAATTTTTTTAATTCTTTCCATAACCTGACATTATAATTGATAAATCATTTTCATTTATGTTTTCTGTGATATAACCAGAACAACGACCATGTTTTAAATAATATTTCCATTTTGCAAATGCTTGTTTATAAGCATTGCGACCCGATTCAATCATTTTTTCGTCAAGGGAAAACAATTGAATGTCTGCAAACGGAATTCGTGAACCGTCACTATGTTCAACAATTTCTGATTCTATTGCAATAAATCTAAAATTTTCAGGCGGGACGCCTAAATAATCAGAATAAACAACCGCTTGTAAATGCCAATGATATTGATAACATTGTGAACGGAATTTATAAGGGTTTGTTGATTGCGTTGTTTTTATATCTGAAATAAATTTTTTGTCAAAATTAAAACAATCGGGACGCACTTTAAAGTTGTTTCCGTCAGCATAAACATAATAGGAATGTTCTTTTTTGCCTTCTAAATAATCTAAAATGTATTGGTTATAATAAAAACCGGATTCGTCTTTTTCATATAACACACGCTTTATTTCTTCAATCCTCAACATGTCGTCTTCGCTAATCATGGTTTTTCCCCTTGACAATTCGATTTGTTGTTGATATAACATTTTCCCTTCTTTTGAACGTCGGTCAACTTTTTTTGTAACAAAGATTTCTTTGTCAAATAATTCTGGTTCTAAAATTGCCGTGTGAACCGCAGTTCCAAAATTCATTGACGCAGTAGGTTTAAACCTTTGCGCCAAAAAATGCTTTACAGTTGTTGAGTATATTTTTTTTAATACACTTGACGAAATATGATTTCGTTCTTCATGATAAGATTCGTTTGATTCTACTTTTTCAATGATTCTTTCTATTTTCATTCTTATTGGTTTTAAAATAAGACGGGGAAGTAAGTTTGTGGATTTGTTTCCTGAATGATTTCCCCGCCTTATTAATTATTAAAATGGTAAATCGTCATCACCTTGCGCAACCTTTGTTTCTTTTTGTGGTTGAACAAAATCAGATTCACCGTTGTCAGCAATGATTGACCAACCTTTTATGTTGGCGAACCATTTCATATTTCCCGTTTTTTTGTCTTCGTAACTTTTTGAAAATACATTTACGCCAACAGAAACTTTTTGACCTTCAGCGAAATCATCTAATTTCGCGCAACCGTCGTTGATAAACTCAACATAAGTTTCGTTATTGTATTTGTCTTCGGTTTGTAATAATACACCCCTTTTTTTAAACGTGTCCGTTACTTGAACAACGGGTTCAATTGTAATAATTGTTCCTTTTACATACATAATTTCTATTTTTTAAAATGATTATTTAACATTGTCTGGTGTTTCTTTAAAAGTTCCACTTCTTGACAATACTTCTGCGCACCTTCAAAGTCATTGTTTTTTATAAACGTTGTAATCTCTGAAATTTTGCTTTTGGATTTTTTTTCAACCTTCTCTGGTTCTTCTTGTGTTGCGTTACCGTCGTCGTCTTCGCTTGGCAATGCCAACAATGACGCCAATGTATATCGCCTAAAATAAGTGATTGCAGAACCTAAATTTTGAGGTTTTAAACCACTTGGCAAAGGCAATGAAGAATGAATCATATCTTCACCGTCCGAAATAATTGTCCAAACTTTTATTGAATCTGATTCATCATTATAAACACGGTCAACGTTTTTCAACACTTCTTTTGTTGTCCCGAATGGTTGTGTTACAACAAGGTTGTAAGACGACAAAACCGGTCTAACAATTTTTAATAAATTGTTAATGTCAAAATATTTTGAATTAAAAAATTTATTGTCAGTCGTTTTTTTAACGCCTGAAATTTCTATTTGAACACGCAACAATTTGTCGTGAATGTTCGTTTTAGTTTTCGCACTCATAATTTATTTAACTTTAAAAATTGATTTGATTATTTCTGAAAACCGAATTCCGTTTTCTTCCATTATTAGCATTTCGCCAATAGTGAATCTTTGCGGGTCTTCAATTTTCTTTTTTAGTGTTGGCGCGGTAATTTCCAACATTTCTTCAATGTGATATTTTTTAAAACGATTGTTCTTTAATTCGTCACGAAACATTCGTTCAAAAACCGCCTTTTCGTTTATTCCAAACATAATTTGATTTTTAAAAAATTCGTAACAACAAACTTATAAAAAATTTATTTTAATAACAAAATTTATTTTTTTTAGACACAAAAAAAATGCTTGATTTTTAAGATTTTCTTTTACATTATGTTAAATAAAAAATGAAAGAATTTTTTGATTTTTCTACGAAGGAAAATTTCGATTGCTGGACTTTCTCGGATTTTTGATATACTATATCCACAGAGGGGTCAAAGTTGCTTAAAACGTCTAAAAAGTGCCTTAAAACGCATTTTGGAAAAACGCTTTTTTTTGCCAAAAATGGCTAAAAATAGGGCAAAAATCATGGTCAAAAAACACTTAAAACACACGCTATTTAAATTTAAAATTGCCTTCAATTTCAGGCGTTGGAAATGGTGTTCCTTTATGCAAAACAAGTTTGTAAATATTTTGTTTAACGTCATATTTCATGCCGTCAATGTAGCAACATGAATCGTCTTTTAAGTTGTCAAAATTGACATAAATCCTATTACTTGGATTTAAAATAATTCGTTTTAAATTCTTAACAGAAACTTCATATCGGGTCACAAATGTTTGTTGTAACTTCAAAACTTTTTTTGCTTTTTCAGACAAACGACCCGTCAAGGTTTGATTGCCTGACGTGTCAACTTGAATTTTAAAATCGTTTGTAAAGTCCCCTTCAGAATAACTTTGAATTTGTGGAATGTTTTCTTTTTTTATTTTTGAATTGTTTGAATCCTTTACATTAATTGTAAAATCAAAACTTTTATTTTGTCCGTCACTATCAACCGAAACACTTAAATTATCAAAATATAAACCTTTAAATTGGTCTGCTTGATTACCACTTGTTCCACTACCCGTTCCAAAATTAGACGGTTTGTAAATTGTCAACTTTGCGTCTAATAATAAAACCGCGCCTTGACCTTGTTCAATTTGAACACCCGTTTGACTTATTGATTTCCAAGCGTTAAAATCTTGCGGTGTTCTTAAACTCACTTCATTTTTAATAACAGTTGAACCGGTCTTAAATTCATTATCTTCGGCGTCATAAAACAATCTATTTGACGTCTGCGTATTTGTTGAACGTCGCATTTCAACTGCATAAGCAAAACGAATTTGTAATTGGTCATTCGTTACGCCTTGAACAAATTCTTGTTGACAATAATAATCAAACTTGATATTAATGTTAGGTTTAGAACCTGACCAATTTTTTCTGAATAAAAATTGTTGAAGTGTTGTCCCAACATCAACTTCAATTCCTTGAACAATAAATGAAGGTTGTAAAAGGGACGCTGGTAAATTAGAATCAAACAATGTAATTTTTAAAGAACTTTTACCAGAATTATTTATTGGTGTTTCTTGTTTTGAAACGCCACCCGCTAAAAGTTGAATTCCTAAATCAGGATTTGAACTTGTTGAAGTTCCGCCATGCACTTTGTCAAATTCAACTGTTGGATTAAAAGTTAATATTTCGTTTCTAAATTTTTCCCGTGATAAATCAACTTTACCTTGATAGGCAAATAAAGGCGGTAAATATTCCGCCGTCATATCATTACCAATTGGCAATAAATCACGTTTGATTGTAACTGTTGATTGTCTGCCTTTGCCGTTTACAATTTCGCTTGAATCGGTTGCACTATTATATTGATATTGTGTGTAATATTCGATTGAAGAACCACCACTTTTTTGAATGTTTCTTGCTTGTTCAGACAACGCAAGTTGTTGCGTTGGTGTTAAAGATTGTAAAGTTGTGGACGTGTCCGGTGAAATTTGTTTTCTGAATTCCCCAATAATATTTGAATGAATCCAATTGTCATCATAAAACAAAACACCGTCTTGTTGATACAATTTGAAATTTGTATAAATTGACATTCTTGTAATAAAATCTTTTAATGTCAAAAATTCAAAATCGTCTTCAAAAACCAAATCACCGTGAACGTCAATGTTATCAATGTAATGACTTATTTGTGACGAACTTGTTAAATTACCCCTAACATTTATTTTGTCAAATAATTTAAGATTATTTAATAAAGTGTCTGTTAAATAATCAACAAATTTTGGTCTATTAGAATTCAATAGAACCTGAACGACTGATAAACCAGATTGAATTATATTATTATAGTTTGCGTCCCACTCTCGACCCTGAACGTTGGGTTGGTATTTATCCATTATTCCCAATTCGTCAATTCCCGTCAACTGTATTTTAAATGGTTTTTGTGTGACGACTTCTTTATAATTATCAGCAACAAGAAAACCGCGCCAGACGTCGCGATAAAAATTTGATTTTGTTTTTGTTAAACCTTTTGCAACACATTTGTAATCGTCAACAACACCGCCGTCATTTACAACCCTTTCAATAAAATCAATGTCGTTTGTTTTATATATAACTTCAGAAATTTCGTTTATACAGTCAGCACCTTCAAGAACATTAATTCCCGCAACATTGTCTAATCTTTTTTCAAATATTTCTGCTCTTGAACATGCAGAAAAAACCCTGATTTGATATTCGTTTTCGTCAAACAAATAAAAATCGTCATATTCTGTTTCGTCTGTGCAATATAAATTTAATGTGCAACGTGAACCAATAATCGGTTTAAAAAAATCGTTGTCACCTGACCATTCAACAACAACGGGGTCGTTAGTTCCAATCATAGGAAAAACCGAACCGGAATAATTTCTTTTCCAAATCTCGACTTTTTTTGGATTTTCTTCATTGTCGCCGAATTCCAATCTGTATTTTGGCGCGTAACTCATGTTTTATCTAATTCGTTCGGTTATGTTGTTTGCTCTGTCTAATGCTAAAACTAAATCTTGACCGTCTAATTTAAATGAACCGCCAACGTTGACGTTTGTTCCTTGACTAGGCATTAAGTTTTTTAATTTATCTAGTGGCGCAATAACTTCGGGGTTTGATTTAACCCCCGTATATTCACCGACAAGACCCATTGTTTCACCGCTTACAATACCACCTTTCGCAAACGCTTGTGGTTTTGATTTACCGATTTGTTTTGATTTTGCGCCAAACACTTTTGCTAACGCAATTAATAAAATACCACCAGCAATTGCAACAAAAGGATTGATTGATTCAAACGCTTTTTTAACCGCTATAAGACCGATTCCGATTTCAACCATTAATTTACCTAACATTCCCATTAATGACGCAATTCCACCCATTAAAACTTTCCCCATGCCTTCACCAAAACTCGACGCACCGGTCATAATATCAGCAAACGCGTCACCCATTGACATTGACATATCCATTAAAGAACCTTTCATTGCGTCTGCAAAACCTTGATTTAATGATAATAACGCTTCATTCATTGTCATTCCGGCGTCTGCAAGTTCTTGTGTCTTTGTTTGTGTAACATCAACCATTTTTGTTAATGCTTGTGCTTCATTATCAAACATCATGTTTGCAAGACGTTTTCGTTCTTCAACAGTCAATCTTAAATCGTCATTAAACGTTGCAAAAACACCAGAATCGTCAATCGCTAAATCCTTTCTAGCGTCAGACATTTCGCGCACAAATGCTTCAACATGGTCAGGCGGAACACTTCCAAGTGTAGTTGGAATCTGTAATAAATTTAATTTGCTTTCAAGTTCGTTTTGTATATCAACAAAAGACATGTCAACTTTTGAAGGAACTAAATCAACATTTACCGGTAAAATCACTTCCCTTTTTTTTCTAGGTTCACCGTCACCGCCACCGTCATCACTTGTGTCAACTTCAGGAACGTCAACTGATAAATTATTTAAGTTTTCTAAAATTGCCTGATTATCAAGATTTGCTTGGTGTTCTTCTTTTTTTGCTTCAATTATTTCTTCAACAATTCCTTTGTGTTCTTGTAATAATTTGATTTCATTTTCTGCGTTTCTAATACTTCGAAAGGCGTGACCACCTTGTTTTCCTTGAAACGATTCAATGATTTTTTGTTGTTCTTTAATCTTGTTGTTAATTTCTTCTAAACTTCCAACGGATTCGTCAAGTGTTTGCGCAGAAACTTCATTGTGTAGTTGGTCAAGTTTTGCTTGTTTCTTTGCTTTAAAATATTTTCTTAATGCCAAAACAACCGCCAAAATTCCACTTGCAATTGCAATAAAAGGATTCGCCATCATTATTGTTGAAAGTGTTCTAACGGCGATTCCAACTTTTTTAAATAAACTAGGCAACGCCATAAGTCCTTTAGCACTCGCCAAAAATTTAACAAACCCAACAACACCAGAAATTCCGACCGCTAGTTTTCCAATTATAATCAACGCTGGTCCGATTGCAATAACAAGACCCCCAATTCCTATAATAACATTTTGCGTTCCCTGACTTAAATTGTTGAAAGTTTGAAATGCGCCTGAAACAACTTCCATTAATTTTGACAATGCTGGTTGCAACGTTGTCAACAATATTGACCCCATGTCTTGAAAATCTTCAGACAAAATGTTCATGGATTTTTTTAATTTCTGACTTGACGTTTGTTCTAATGTTTTAAAAGCGTCTTCAGTCAATCCGGTTGAATTGTTCATTCCTTCCATGATTTGTTGCGTGGATTCAAAGTTTTCACCTAATAAATCCATAACACCCATTAACGCCCGTGCAGAACCAAAAACCCTTGCTTGTGCGTCGTCATTTTCACCGAATCTTTGTTTTAATAATTGTAATGTATTTAATAACCCGTTTTCCTGAATGTTTTGTCTTAATTTTTCAGACGACAAACCCATTTGTTCTAATGCTAACGCACCGTCTGTTGACGGTTTTAGAATAGACATTAAAATATTTTTTAACTGCATTGACGCAGTTGCAGAATTTGTTCCGGTTCTTGACATTGACGCTAGAACCCCGCCGACTTCATGGAACGTGACGCCCATTGCTGACGCAATTGGAATCACCTGACCGATTGAACCAGCAAGTTCGTCGGCGTTAATTTTACCAAGTTTAACCGCGTTCATCAAAACGTCTGTTGCTTCAGCACCCGACAAATTTTCGTGACCGTAAGCGTTCATTGAAGACGTCACGGCGTCAGCAATTGTTTTAACTTCACCAAGTCCCAGCGCAGACGCTTTTGAACTTGCTTCCAAAACTTCAAGTGCTTCTTTAGATTCAAGACCCGCAGAGGTTATAAAAAATAACGCGTCCGCAGTTTGTCTTGACGAAACACCCGTGTCCCTTGCAATCTGTTTGACCGCCGGTGTCATTTTTTTGACTTCCTCTGCACTTCTTCCAACAAGTGTTTGAATTTTAGTCATGGACTGTTCGAAGTCCATTCCCATTTTCATTGCAGTTCCACCAGCAAGAGCAAGTGGCAATGAAATTTGTGCGGACATTTTAGAACCGACCGCCGACATATTTTTTCCGAATTTATTTAATTTTGTTTGCGCAGTATTTAAACCTTTTGAAAAGTTTTGAATATTTGCTATTAAATTAAATTTAAGGGTTGCTGACATTTATTCGGTATTTTCAACAAAAATACTAAATTTTCAAGATTGTTTTTTTTGTGATTTTATTTATTTGTTTTTCAAAGTTTTCTAAATCTTGTTTTGTTGGAATTACCACTTCTTTTTTATACATTTTATCTTGTGGTAATGGAAATAATTTTTTGGGTTCAATCAAGTGTGATTTTTTTGTGACGTTGGTGTTATAAATCATGTGTGACAAATAACGAATTTTTTCCCATTCTAAATTTTCTTTTATTTGGTGTGCTTCACCAAGTCGTCGCGCTTCAGAAATTGTCAATTTCCAAAACTCGTCAGGGTGTAAACCAACAACGCCAATGTAAAAATCTAGTGTGTCTTCAAAAGTTAGACCGCCTTTTTTTTTTCTTTTTTGTCTTTAGTTTTTGCGGTTCTAGGAATTCCCATGTTTAAAGGATTGCCAAGAATTTTTGTTGTCATCATTGTTTCGACCATTTCATTTATTTTGTTTGCGTCAAATTCTTCTAACCAAACGCCAACAGTAAATTCATTATAATCGACAACGTTTCCTTCTTCTTGGTCATACGCTTTCAAACCAGAGAAAATCAACGCCCGAATCGTGGACATTGAAATTCCTGATTCAAAAATTTGCCCTAGTTCTTCCAAAGGGACTTGAAGACATTCCGTCAAGTTTGCCCAGAAATTAAAACTAAAATGCAACGTTCTTTGTTTACCGCCAATTTCGGCGGTGTAATAACCTCTTTTTTTGTGTTTCATGTGTTAATCTAATTTATTATTAAGATACAGTTCCGCTTGTAATTATTCCGGTTGTTGTTATTGAACCTGAATAAGTCACCGGCGATTCCATTTCACCAGAAATTTCAACTGAACTGATAAAACCTTCACCAGATAAAATTTGGTCGCCTGAAGTTGTTGTTCCTAATGTCCAATCAACCTTTGTTCTTGCGTTTGCCAATTCTGATAATTCTTTAACGTTGTTTGAATCTGTATAAGACACCAAACCTTCAAATGAAATTTCACCAGACCTAACACCGCCAATAACTTCTTGATAACCGCCCGAATCTTTTGTTGTTGCTTCAGGTAAATCAATTGACAAACTTAAACTTGCGCTTGTAGAATGTCCAATTACTGTTGGCGTTCCGCCGTCTGCTGACACTTTTAATAATAAGTTAGTTCCGTTAAAAACATTACTTGCCATTTTTTAAAATTTAAAAATTAATATTATTCAAATATAATGATTTTGAAGGTTTTTAAATATTTAATTTATATAGTTGATTCCACTAAAACTGTGAACACCGTTGTTGTCTAAAACAACTTCATATTGTTGAAATTCTGTTGGTTGGGAATCAACATCAACCCAAAGAATGTCAACATGATATTTTGTTGAAAACTCTGCGTCTTTTGTGATTTCGCCGTCTTCGTTAAACTCTGGTTCTTTTAACATTATTTTACCTAATTCGACAATTGCGTGACTGTATAATTCAACTTCATAAGTTTCATCACCGTTAGTCACAGTTTCTTTTGGCAAAGTTCCTTTAACTTCGTCAAATTTTTCTTTTGTGTCAAATTCGTATTTCTTAAAAATCATGAATGTAAAGTTAATAAATTTAATTCGGTTTGTGATTTTGGTTCGTCTAATATTAATATTTCTTTGACCCTTCCATTCCAAGTGTTAGTTTGACCCCCTCTTTTCATAAATAATAAATCATTAAATTGTCGTCCTAATTTTATGTCAGGGTTTTTAAAAGCACTTGGAAAATCGGTATTTGTGATTCCGTCAACTGAAACAATACATTCATTACCATTTGTTGCAGAAGGTTTTGGCATAAAAGAAAAACCAATATTATAAATTCTGTTTGGTTCTGGGTCATCAATTATTTTACTTGCTGAAATTACCGTATTAGAAAACATATATTCCAAACCCAAATGGTATTGACCCCCAACCTTGTGTTCTCCATTAAAATTTCCGACTAATTTTAATGAAACAAAAGATTTATTTGTTGTACTTCCGGTTGTTCCGGTTTGTTGTAAAGTTATAAAACGACTTGTTGAATCATAAGGTTTTCCAGCAATTGAAACCTTCCAAATTATCGTCCCGCCGTTTTCAATACCGTTCGCCAAGTTTGGTAAATTATATTCGCAATTTCCAATTCGTCTATAATTATCATTTGTTCTTGTTAGATTTTGCCCAGCAACTCTAAAATAAGAAGAAACATTATTGTTAAACTCTCTTTGATAACCGGTCACATAACAAAAGAAACCAGCACTTGTTGAATCACTTGTTGACGATTCAAAAATTTTAAAATCTTGTGTGTTTACAAAAGAACCAGAACCCGTTCCGTTTTCTAAAAAATCAACCTTAATTCTAAACCAACCATTTTTATATTTTGCAAAACTAAATTTTGCGTTGTCACTTGTGTTTGTAGTTTCTGTTTTAACAATTGTTGAATTATCTAAATCAAATATTGCGTAAGTAAAACCATTATTATTTGACATGCGCCAACCAACAAAAGGCGTGTTACCTTTTTTTACAAACAAAGACAAACAAACGTGACGATTACTTGTTTGTCCAAATTGTTTTCTTAAACTAGCGTTTGGACTTGTGTTTGTTAACTTTGTTACAATCATATTTGAATTTGGCGCAGAAACTTCGACTGTTTGTTCTTGCGACATGTTTAATTTATTATATTCACCAGAACCAAAATTTTCAGAATTAGAAACCCTTTGTGTGGATTGTGTTTCAGACAACAAATCACCGTTTGGATTATTTTCAAAATCAATTCTTGAAGTCATTGCGGGGTCAAAAATAAGCGCACCGGAACGGTTTTTATAACTTCCATGTGTAAACCTTGAATTTCTTATTGCAAGGGTTTTAAAACGCCCGTTAGATTCGTCATACGCTAACGTTTTATTGTTTTTAACTGCCCAATTACCATTGCCAAATTTTATCATTGTATTTCATAATTTTGTGACGTTGCAAGTTCTGAAAATGAAGAAGAACTTGTCAATTGAATTCCTTCAACGTCTGTTAATTTTTTATTCCACAAAAAGACCCCATTTGTTGATTGTCTTTGGTTGGCGTCGTTTGTAACGTTTCTTCCAATTCCAATTCCAATTCCTGAATAAGAAACATTCCCAACATTGCCTTGAAAAATTTTGTAACCGTTTACAAATAATTCAACAGATTGTTCATCGATATAATTAATTAATATTTTCATATAATCAAGACGTTCCGTCACGTAATTCACAAGTTGGTCACTTACTGCACCAGATTGATTTGTTTTACGAATTTTTAATTGTGTATTAGAATGAAAGATTAAATGCAACCCAAATTTATTTGTGTTTTTATTACAAACATGAAACAAAACATGCGTGGACGCGTAACGGTCAATTTTACCTTCCCAAAAAACAGAAATTGGATAATTAGTTGGGAAATTTGTCATATCGGGTGAAGATAATCCAACACCGGTGTTGAAATAATCACGTTGTCTTGTTGCTGGTGTTAATGTCGTTTTAATATAAGAAGACACATCAGACGCGCTTGACTGCGAATTTGTTTCGACTTGCAATCCATAAACCAAGATATTACCAGCGTTGTTTCCGTTGTAATTTGTATCAATTGTGTTTGTTGTAGCATTTTTTTTTCCAATTAGAATTTGTAAAGTTGGCGTTTGTGTTCCCGCCTTAAACTGAAATTCACAACGAAACCAACCATTCGGAAATTTGGTTATTCTTGCTCTTTTATTATTAATGTTTGTTGTTGTATCTGAAACATAACCGTCAACAATATTAAAACGCATTTCATCATTTCCATTGTTATTTGTTATAAAAAAAGCGCAACCAGAACGACCGTTTGTTGAACCACTTTTAAACCAACCAGAAACCATGTATTTACGATTAACAACAAGTGGAACTTGAACGCCACTTTGCAACAAACCCATTTGTTGTTGAATTAAATGAACTCCGGTGTTGTTGTTTTCTGTTAATTTAGTTGAACCAACAATTCCGCTTGGACTAACTTCGATTGTGTCTGTTGATTGTGTGCAATTAGAACTTGACCACAAACCACCGTTTGCAGTCACTTTCGGATTTTCAGAATCTACCAAAACGTTTGTTCTTAACATTTGAATTTGAAGTTCTGGACAACCAACAACAAGACCATTATTAACTTGATAATTTAAAGTCGGTCTATTAGCAAAAACGTTTTCAACAATTCCTGAAGAATCAATTCTTGATGAATTTGTTGTCCTTTGTGCGTATAAATCACCGTTTCCGTTTGTTGGAATTATTGTATATGCTTTATTATTTTTATACGCGCTTGGAACAAATCCAAAATTTGCGGTGTCTTTTAAACTCATGTTAAATTTTTTACAAATTTAAAAAATAAAATTTACCTTTTACCGCCTTGTCCCCTTGACTTTTTTTTATAACCGTTTTGTCCCTTTGACGCATTTTTGGAATGAACTTGTGGACGCTTTTTTCTTTTGGGTCTAACGTAAGTGTGAACGATTTTTCTAGGCACTTTGTTTTATTTTTTCAAAACTACGTCCGCCAAAATATGCCACAAAAACAATTTGTAAAAGTTCCTTAATAATGTTAAGTTCATTTATTTGCATAAACCAACCAATGATAAAAGAAACACTTAAAAACAATAAAACAATCGGTCTGACATTTTTAGTCAACCAAGAACCCGTTGAATCCGCAACCCAACGTTTCGTCACCTCTTGCATTTCGACCAAATCCATTTCAAGAAGTTTTAACGCAGTTTCTTTGTCTTGTTGGGGTAACACCTCATCTTTTTCAATAAGACCCTTTAAAACGCCTAAAACACCCGTTGAAGGCAATGAATCACCAACTAAGTCAACAATCTTTGACCCGCTATTCGACAAAAATTTGCCAACCTTTGTTTCAGAAAATTTTTTTTTGCTCATTATTTATAAGTCCAAATAACCTTTTTTGGTTTTTCGTCATCAATATCAATGTGGATAAATGAATTTGCAACACCGATTCTTGTAATACCTAATTGAAAACAACACTTTAAAAAATGAAATCTGTCTTGTGAATTTGTGATTGACACGTCAACCGCCAAACCTTTCATGTGTGATGAATCTTTAACGCCACCGATTTTTTTATTGTGTTTTTCTGTTCTATAACCAGAATTTATTTTCATAGGTTTTCCAAATCTGTCGCGTAATTCGTCAAGTATTTTTAAAAATGCTGGGTTCATTTTTGACCCAGAACCTTTTTTGTCTGGCGAATCAAATTCCGAAAGTGTAAACCATTTTAAATTCATAATTTATAATTAAGACCAACTTTCAGGTAAGACAATCTTTTGTCCCAAAATTTGGTCAGTTCATATTCTGCAAATATACCAATTTTGCGCGACACGTCCCAACCGGTGTTCAATCCGACGTTATAATCTAACCAATCTTTTTTGTCAACGTAAAGTTCATAACTGTAATTATGGTCACCGATAACGTGTTCATGATAAGGCATTACGTTAAACCAAGAATGTAAATGAAATTTATCGCGATAGTGATAGAACGAACCACCGACGACAAAAGAAAGCGTTCCCAATGTTCCAATTTTATCAAGTTCCCGTTTGTTAAATTCGTTGACGATTGATTGATAAATGTTTCTTCTAAAGTCCGCGTCAGTATCGGCGACCCTTTCGCCTTCAGGATTTAACCAATACCAATCAAAGTTGTCCAATTGACCGTCATTGTCATAATCTATTCCGTAATAATAATCAACAAATCCTTCAGAATATGCCAAGTCCCACCAATTATTATTTTCTAAATATTCGTCAATTGGTAAATAACCAAATGGTTTGTGTGTTCTTAAATTAAGACCCGCCGACAATGATAATTTTTTTATTGGAACTCTGAATCTTAAATCGGCACTTTTATAATTTAAATTTATTAAACCGTTGTTTTGTAACTCTAATTTTGTTGACCAATATTTGCCAGAATATCGGACAAAATATCTTTCATTTTTATATTCTCTGTTCTGTTGTTTTCCCTTACTGTATTGAAATAAATATTCTAAACCTTTAATTGAAGAACCGTTCGCATTTAAAGACAATTTTTCATTTCCTGAATAATATTTAGATTCTTTAAATTCATAATCCCAACGTGCAATTTTTCTGATTCCAAAAGTCACCAAATAATCATTTGAAATTTCTGGCGAAACATTTATTAAGTCACCGCCTTGTGTAACGAAATAACGTTCCGGTTCAAACAATGGTGACGATTCTGAATATGAACCAAAAACGGTTGAATATTTTAAAAACTTTTTGACAAAATTGTCTTGACCATTTACGTTTGCGCTAATTAAAAAAACGCAAATTAACATTAATATTTTTTTCATAATTATAAATTAAAATTTTTGTGATAAAATTTCTTCGATAAATTTATTAATTGTTTTTTCCCAATCGTCCGGCAATTCTAAAAGAATATTTGCTTCAATTCTCGTTTCTTCATTGCCGTTATTAAATAGAATAATTGTTGGAACTGTTGTCACAGATTCTTTGAAAAATATTTTTGAATCTTTTGTTATGTCAAAAATGTGTGTATTGTATTTTTTAAAATTATTTAGTTCGGCACTTTTGACAAAATCTGCGGTAAATTGAACGATTGAAATTCCTTCTTTATATTGTTGCGCTTTTAGGCAAAAGCAAATAAAAAAAACAACGATAAAAGAAATAAATTTTTTCATTTAATTTTTCATATCATAAATCCTGACTTCTAATTTTTCTAATGTTTCTTTTATTTCTTTTACGTCTTCTTGTGTGGTCATAATTGCTTCACGAATTAATTTGTCTTTTAATTCATATTCTGTTTTTGATACTTCAGCAATGGGAAGTTCTTTTGCGTCTTTTATATCGCTTTGAATTGTTGCATACATCAACGTCATTGAAACGCAGAAAGTGACAACAATCACGATTGTTTTTAAATCTAGTGTTAATTTTGTTGATTCGTTTACTTCCATTTGCAACATTTCGCATGTAAATAATCTTCTTTATAAACTCGACATTTACAACAAATTTTCATTTTGTTTAAAAGTGTGTTCCAACGCCAAATCAAACCGAATTTAATAATTTCAAGAATTCTTTTCATGTGACAAATTTAATCAAAAAAAAAATAAAATTTTTGCAAAAAAAAACCCCCTAATAAAAGGGGGTATATTAAAACAAATAAAAGTTCAAGGCGCGTCATTAGGTTAATATAAAACTGCAACACTCAATTTTTATAACCTCGTCGTTGTTGCCGACTTCCCAATAAATCAGTTATTCACGCTCATTATTCTACTCCAACGCTTTAATGAAAGTTTTTGAGATATGCTTTGCGTTCCCACGCTTTTTTCAACCTCGCTTGGCAACACCTTTTTGTCATTGTCGTTGGATTAAAAAATCAAATAATGAATTCTTTTTTTTTAAACCTTCCGCGTCGTAACCTTTTGACTACACCCCTAGAGGCGGGGGGATTCGAACCCCCACTACGTTATCCTGTTCCTCAATTGTTTTTGCAAACCCTATAATTAAAATCTCACCTTTAATCAAGGTTTGTATTGACCAAGTTTTAAACTTTTATTTGTATTTCAATGAACGTTTGTAATTAATAATTACACGGCTAAATTAAAACAATTTTTTAATATACCAAACATTTTTTAAAAAAAAATAAAATTATTTTTCAATTTATTTCTTCAACAACGTTTGTAACAGAGATAATTGCGCGGAAATAATAATGGTCTTCGTCCGCGTCTTGGAAGTATTTGACCGCAATATTTGTGATTTCAGTATTGTTTATATTATTAAAATCAGTCGTAAAATTATTATTTTGTTGACGAAACCAAGTGTTTAAATTTACTTTTAAAGCGTAAGTTATTTGTCCAACAATATTATTTAAAACAAGTTCCCCGCCACCCGAACCAATTACACGGTCAACAACTTCGATTTTTGTGACCACTTCATTAATTGGGTTTTGTTGATTATTAAGTGTTTCTTCTTGTGTGTCTGAATAAATATGAATAAAAGGAAAAACGGGTTTTGGAATAACTCGGTTGTAAATCCTTAAAGGTTTTATCATGTTAGGGTCAACTTTGTGCAATTGAATATTGTCAATAAAAAAACCATTTGTCGCAGACGTTGTTGAATAGATAGCAAAATTTTGAACATAACTTCCGCCCAAAGGAATCTTTAATAAAACTGCGTTATAACCTTCTTCAATCAATCGTCCGTTTGGCGCGTCAAAGGTTAAATAATTATTATTCCCAAATTCATTGACAACGTCTTTGTTTATATTTGTTGGATTTATAAACGCTAAACCGTTTGTTTGAAGATTTTCAACTTTGAAAGATAAAACATAATATTGTCCTTTAGTAATAAAATTTTGAAAAAATTGGTCTTCAGGTCTAATCATGCCTTCTTGACTGTCTGCATAAAAAAAAGCACCTCGACCAGCAACAAAAGAAAAATCACCCGTTGCAACCCAATTATTAGTTGGGTCAATAATTCCGCTATCCTCAATTAAATTATCTGAAACAAATTTCCAAATCGGACTTTGATTTATAGCGGTCAAAAGTCCGCGTCTGACGTATTGTATTATTCCCCTCATTGAATTCGTTTTAATTTAGATTTGATTGTTGAAATAAGTTTGGGAATGTGTTGTTTTACTGCCGGAAATAAGAATGGTTGAGGTGGCATATAACCCGCCTTTGAACCTTTGAATTGTTTTGCGTAACCTTCAGGAATTCCAAGTTCTTTTAAAAATTTTAAAGACACAAAACGACCCGTTCCAAATTCAACATAAGGCGCATATTTTTTTGAAAATTCAACAAACGCGTTTTGCATTTGAACACCAAATTTAACGGATTGTCTTAAACCACCACCACGCATTTTTGGATTCTTATTAACCGGCGCGTTTTGAACTGAAGTTTTTGCAATGCTCATGATTGTTTTTGCCACTTCATTTTTGACCGTGACGTTCATTCCTTTTGCTTTTTTCAAAAGTTTATTTGCGTTTGCTAAATCGCCTTTGTTAAGTTTGATTTCAAATGTTTTTTTACTCATTGTCTAGTTTTGTTGCTTCAATAATTATATAATCATTAATGTCATATTCATAAACTTTATTCATTTTAAATTTTTGTGAATCATAAATAATAAAATCACCTAAATCATAATTATTATTTAATGATTTTTTTCTAACGATAAAAGACGCCAAAACTTTATTGACGGGTTCACCAAATTGGTCTTTTATTGCTGAATTTTTAAAAGAAACTTTTGCCCATATCGTCGCAGTTGTTGTTGTTCCCGTGATTGAATATTCACCATACGAATTTGGTCTGTCATCTACTGCACCCGTTCCAAACAAAGTGTTTCTAACAATTTGAATTCTTTTATTTAATTTTCCAACATTCATTAAACATACATTGATTTAAAACCAGCAACCAAATTTTTTGCGCCAATAGGAATTGAATTTATTGTTTGACCAATTACATAATTAGTTCTATTTTCATATAAATCAGCAACGATAATTTTGATTGCATGGTGAACCGCATTTATTTGAATGTCGTCTTGTTCTGCAATTGATTTTGTGTTATATGTAACAATTACATTTTTTGCGTTTGTTTGTTTTAAATCAATGCTTTTGTTTTTGATTCCGTTAACCTCATAACTTCCGGTTTCTAAATTTAACCCGTCAACTTGAACGTTAGTGATTGAATTTATTGGTGAAAATGGAATATCAAATTTTCCGGTTTCTGACAATGGTATATAATATTTTCTGCTTTTTGCAACTAGGTCACGCGACAAATAATTTTCTAAATAAACACGCGCTGAAGTAATCATGTTTTGAATCAAGGTGTCGTCGTCTGAATAATCAATTTTTAAATAAGATTTTACATCTGCGGTTGACAAAGACAAAGAACCCGTTTCGGAATCAACTGAAATTTCTCTATACATAACAAAATTTTTTGTAAAGATAAAAAAAAAGGGTCACTTTAATTGTGACCCTTCAAAACCAACTCTTGTTATATTATTAATGAAAACTAATAGAACAACGCGAAGTTATTAAAATTATTTTTATATTTTCCGTCAATGTTGATTCTAACTGTTTTTTGTTGATAATTTTTTATTATAAAAAACCCGTTTAACTGTTTGTGATATATAGCAAAAAAATCAACTTCATGCGCCGTGTAAAAATCATTTCCGGTTCTCAAATTAACTTTGATTGAATTTTTGCCCTTCGTTTTTTTTCTTTTGTGAATGGATTTGATTTGAATTTTTAACAACTTATTGTGATTGTCTAAAACACAATCATAAGGCGAAGAATCTAACAACGGCATTGATATTGAAAAACCTTTTTGCATACTTAACACGGCGAATTTATATTCAGCAAGACAACCAATTAAGTTGTTGTCAAACGCGTTTAACGACGATATAAGCAACGTTAAGGGGTTTTTTTGGTTAGTTGGTATAAAGTTAAGGAAAAATAAAAAAACCCCCTTAAATCAATTAAGAGGGTTTCAAACATAAAAAACAAGAAAAAAATTATTCTCAAAGATTCTTCAAATATACAATTATTGAAATTAAAAAAATTGTATTTATGACGAATCCAAATATGTCGTTGTAAATTATTAAATCTCTAGTTCCTAAAAAGGCAAACAGAAAAATAATTATGTAAATGATTCTTGTGTCTTTTTCCATTAAAATAAAATTTTGTCGATTATAGATTCCAGCGCACAAAAAATAATTACAACAATCCAAACAAAGATTGTAAATACGCCGACACTAAAATAATAAAACGAATCCTTTTTTACTTTTTTCATATACCTACATTTTTAAACCAAAACTTTTTGGCGTTAATTAAATAACTTTCAAAGTCGTCGTTAAATCCTAAAATCCATTTGTTAAACTTGACATCTTTTTTCATTTTCTTTGATTCAACTTCTGCCATAATTTTATTGACTTCGTTGCGCTTAACAACCAGATAATTAAGTTTTTTAACCAATTCAAATGTTTCTAAATCAACCATGTCTTCAACTTTTACTGCGCCTTGTGAAAACTCTAAAATATAATTCACAATATCAACGCGACTTCTAATTTGAATGACTTCGATATTTTGATAAACGTAATTTTCCATTTTAATTTTATTGTGGGGGTGTAGTTTCAACACCCCCGTTATTTTTAATATCTATTAACCCATTTTGCCTTTTGTGGCGGGTTAATATCCAACCAATTATAAATCTCTCTTAATTGAACAGTTGACGTCTTTAAGTCAGTATCGTCACCGCACCAAGCGTTGTTAATTTTTCTTATATCGCCAGTCAATTTGACTTTTTTATCAAACCTTCCAATGGTTGTTTTTTTGCCAATCTTGACATTTGCGAAATAATAAATTCTGTCATCACCTGATTCACCGCCGGTTTTATACCATGCACGGGAAGAACTCCAATCGTAGTCACCGACTTCGTCTTTTTCAATGAACGTGACACCTTCACGAAGTTTGTTTGTTAAATCCTCAAAAAACTTTTCTGTTTTTTCTTTGTGTTCGTCTTCAACGGGTTTAATTAAATTGTTTCTTTGCAAATTTAATTCCTCTTGTTTGTCCATGAATTGCAATTGAACACCCATTGCGAACGACTTGAATTCGTCCATGTCTAATTCTGACATTGCTTGAAAACCTTCTGTGTTTAATATTGGCGTCCAACCAAAATTTTCTGAAGTTTGTCCAACAGTTTTAAAATAGATTTCGCAAGGGTGGTCACCGTCTTTATTTGATAAAATATTTTCAATACCTTTTTTGCGGTCGCTATAAGTATATCGCCAAAGACGTTCTTGAATGTTAGGAACGTTAATCATTAAGAAAACTTTTGGCATTTTTTGAAATGCGTCATGCTTCATTAACCTTTCATAATTCATTTTTTCACCTCCGTCATGTCTTCTATTAAAATCAATGGGGTCATCTAATTTTAATTTTTCAACAAATGCTTTATAATCTTCGCTGACTTCTTTTGGTATTAAAACAAATTCGGTGAAGTCCGTGTTGTAACCTCTGTTCATTGTCAATGACAAGTCAAAATGTTTAGTGATATTTTCTGGCAATTCTTCAATTATATGTTTGCCAACAAATGCGCCAATGTCACGTGTGTAATAAAACTCATGTGATAATGCTCTATAAAAGTTGTCAATCTCTTTGACCTCTTTTTCGATAATACTATGTAATAAATTTTCCATTTCTTATTTTTTAAAATTAATGTTAGTGTAAAATTAATAATTTTTTTTTAATTACAAACTTTTTTTTACTTTTTTTTTATTCAATGATTTCTTTCACATCTTCTGGATTGAAACGCGCAACAAATCTTGCTGAACTTATAGTTTCAATTTCCCAACGTCTATATTGATAGTTCAATTCAACAATCCAACCGCACTTTAATTTGTATGTAATACCATAAGGCGAAGTTTGTTTTATTAAAACTTCACGTTTTAAATCTTTTTTCCACTCATTTACGGTGTTTGCTGGAAATAGTAAAAACATTTTTTTACTTGTGTTCTCGTCTTTTATAAAATCTTTATTGACATTACATTTTATATTGTATCTTTTTATAAATAATTCTTTGTATTTCATTTTAATAATCTTTTGTTATAAATATTTTTCATCAATAAATTTACCACGATAAACAAAATTTCCATTTTGTCTTATTTTTGAAATCGTGTTTGATTTTGTGTTGCCAATAATGTCAACAAATTCGCCCGTGTCTGTGTTATACACACAATAAAACGGTTTGCCATATTTTCCGCCGGAAAGGTCTTCTTCCCATTCTTTGATAATTGTAACTTCTACTTTCATTTTTTAAAAATTTGATTTTGCTAACTTAAAAAAACTTTTTCTAATTACCAAATTTTTTTTTCTAATTGAAAATAATTTATTGTTTTTTGCAAAAAATATATTTTAAAAATAAACTAAATTTTATTAAAAATCGTACGAAGGAAAATTGCGTTTAATGAACTATCTCAAAAAAGTAATACTAGTAATCCATAAAGGGGGTAAAGTGCGGGAAATCGCTTAAAAATGCCCTTAAACGGCATGTTTGATTTTATTAAAAAACGTTAAAAAAAGGCAAAAAAAAAGCAAAAAAATTGTAAAAAAACAAGCGTTTTTAAATCAAAAAGGTTCGATAAGATTCTTTTGTTAAGTTGATTGACAACGAAAATATAAAGAAAAATACCAAACCTTTTCTAGTCATAACAGCCGTTCGGAACAGCCACAAAAGAACAAGTTCCGACCCAAGTTCTTTACAAATGACGTGTTAAAGATACAAAAAAAAATATAAAAAAAAGGGGGTAAAAAACCCCCTTTTAATTAACAATAAAAAAATTGTTTATGAACTTGCAAGTGCAGTTTTGTCAGTTGAGAAGTCACCTTTAACAAATGCGTTCGGTAAATATACCGCAACCGCACCCCTTAATTGACATCTAACAGTCACAAAACCGTCCCTTACGTTTGTTCCGTCTTCTCTAAAGAATCCTAAAGAAACATTGTCTTTAATCCAATATTGACAACCTTGACTGAAGTTTCCGACTAAATATTTGTCAGAAGTGATTGCAGTTGAAGGAATGACCGGAACGCCATTTATTCTTGGAACAAGTCCTTGTTGGAAATCTTTAATTAAATATTCCGCTTGACTTGATTTCAATAATAAGATTTTATGAAAATCACTTGGGTTCATTAAGATATAATCTGCTTTATAATTAGCAAGTGCTAATTGATTTAGCGCAACAACGATACAATCAAACTCGTTTGCGTTAGAAATTGCGTTAGCAAATCCACCCGCAGAAAACGACGTTGCTTGTGTGAAAATTCCGTTGTATTGTGGCGCAGAACCCGTTCCGTCAAGAATTTGTGCGTCCTCTACCGCCAATAATTTTTGCGGTGCGCGGTTGCTCAAATACGCTTGAAGTTGAGGTGTTGAAGACATCATTTCTTCACTTATTCTGAAATAAGTTCCCATTTTTTCAATATTGACTGAAGTTGCAGTCATGTTAAAATCAGATTGAGAAAGTGCGACACCTTCATTTTTTACCGCAGTTCCGTCAGAATATGCGCTTTCGCTAATATATCTAACAACGTCAGAATCTGTGTTGCCGACCGGTAAAATTGACCTCATGTGAAATTCCCTTGCTGGGTCGTATTTAAATTCTTCAACCCTTGTCGGTGCAATGACATCACCGCTAAAATCGGCTGAAATTGTCATGTCCGCTTTTGTCAACATATTTGCTGACTTTAAATTTAACGTTACCGCGTTTGAATTTCCATTTCTAAAATTATCTAACGCGCCTTCGTTTAAAGATTTAGATAAAGCACCAGAAAAACTTAAAGGTCTGTTATTCGATTTGTCTGCAAGTTTTTTTTGCGACATTTCAACTGCGTCCATTCTTTCATTGAATTTGGCAGTCAAATTTTCGATTTCTCTTTTTAATGTTTCATCTGCTTTTTTATCTGCTCTTTCTATTGCTTGATTAGACGCCTTTTCAATCTTACTGTCAATAAGATTTCCTAATTGGTCTAATTCTTTTTTTACATTATCTTCCATGATAAAAAGTTTTTAAAAGATTATTATTTATTTAACTTATTTAACAAATAACCGTAAACATTAAAATCGTTTTTTAATTCTGGCGTTGTGACTTCTAACGTCGGCAACGTAGAAACATTTTTAAAAATTGTTTTTAATTTGATTATTTCTGATTCTATTGCATACCCCATTTCATCAGAGATATTGCCTTTTCTAATTAATTTAACAAGTTGGTCATATCTTTTAAGTTGGTCTTCAATTTCTTGTGTTCCCTTTACGTCAAGAATCTTTGCTTGGTCATTAGACGCTAAAGACACCGCAGAAACTTCATATAATTTTACTTCTGAAATTTCTCTGTAACCTTCTAATTGTCGTTTTTGTATTGGTAAAATGCCAACAGAATTTTCAGTTAACACACCCGCTTTCATCAATTCTAAAACGTCCATTCCTAATTGGGTCTTTGGAATTTCAGCAACAAACATCAAACCTTTTTCATCTTCATATAATTCATTCATTTTTCCTAAAGGTTGGTCAAGTTTGTGTTGATAATAATATTTAACGCGATACCCGTTTTCTTCAATAGTTTTTTTATAAGCACCTCTTTTAATAATATCCTTGTCAGAATCCATGTTATCAAAATAACTTGCATAACCTTTAACAAGACCTTTTTTGTCGTCTATGTCTTGAACCGTTCCAAGTGGCGATTGTTTAAATATCATTTCCATAATTACATTTTTTTCAAAATTACAAAATTTAAAATAATTAATATTGACCAAACCCCGTTCCGAATCCTAGACCCTCAACGTCTGCGATTGTTTGCGCGTCAGGATTTGGAATTGGCATTGTAACGCAACGACAATTGACCGTTTCTTTTGCGCCACCTCTAGGGTCACCGGCGCGGGACATTGCCATTCCGCCAACCATAAAATCTTTTTCCATTGAAATACCTTTTGAGTTTGCGCCAAATATAGGATTTGTCCCCGCTTCCATGTGTGAATCACGTTCACGTCCGTCACGCGCAGAAATCCAAACTTTATTCATGTCGTTTTTATTATAAAAAGTCAATGCGCTTTGTTGTATTGCTAAATTTGAAATTCTTGTTGCTTCAGTTTTTGCCAAACGTTTTGCATAAATCATTGATTGTGATTTTGATTTCTGTAATAGAATTCTTGCTTGTTGTTCATTTCCTAACGACGCAAATTCTGGGTCTTGCATTAATCCAACAAAAACTTTTTGTGCGTTGATTGTTGCGGTGTTAGATATTTCATTTCCAAACAATTCAGAAACTTCACGCGCATAGATTGTAAAAACTTGTTCCCATTGATTTTGAAACGGTTGTGTGTTGACATTTTTTCTGACATAAGGCGCAAAAGAATCAACCCACCAATTCGCGAATTGCAAACCTACTAATTTATAAATTTTTATATAAAGTTGCTGAATTCTAAATTGTGAAAAATATAAACCCGCTTTGAAACTTCCGCGTTGCAAATCGCGAAAACATTTGTCGTTTTCTTTTTTATAAAAATTATAAATTTCTCTAGTTAATTTTGATTCTGATTTGGTTAATTCTTTGTCGTAATCAAACCATAAATCAAATCTTGATTTACTCATTTTCTAATTTATCTAATAAATTTTTTGTCCAACGCAACATGGATTCACCACCCCAACCAAGAAACGCCACATAACCTTTGTCGCGATACGGTTCATCTTTAAATTTAGGATTGATTTTATCATAACCGCCACCCTTTGTTCGTGAAAGGAAACTAAAGGTTCTTTTGATTGTAGATAATGACAATGCTTCGCGATTGACTAATTGATTCATTCTAGTCAACCCAACTGAAGTCATTCCCTTAACTTTGTCCCTTCCGTGTTCTTCAATCCAATTTTTAACACGCTTTGCGTTGTTGGTTGCGGATTGCGGATAATTGTCATAAGTTTCCGCCTTTACTTCAAGACCTTCAACGTCAATGTTTTTGGTTGACATTGGGTGTCCTTCCGGCAATAAATCTTGGTCATGTTTTCCACTTCTAAACCTTCCGTTTCTTAATGCGTAAAGATATGAATTGACACGCGCCATTGCCCATTGTTCGGGTGAAGAAACTGACGGTCTAACACTTGAAGGGTTTGTTCTATAAGCACCGATTCCCCTTTTATAAACTGCGTAAAGTGTGCGGACGTTTGTTCTTTTAGATTTTACGTTACCTACTTTTTCATTGTGGTCGTCTGCTTTTTTTTTTAATGCTTTTTCTAAACGTGCGGACATTTGTTTTTGTTCGTCCTCATGTGGTTTTCCGTAATGATATTTTTCGTCTTGTAATGCTTCATCATATTCGTCATGAGTTGCAAAAGGCATATAAATTTCATTGCCGTCGTATGTGTGAGTATGATAACCTTGACCCTGACCGTTCCAACCCATTTCACGCGCCCTTCGTTCTGCTTCTTCTTGCGTAGTGTAGGCGTCATGGAACGCGGGTATTTTTTCTTTAAACATTTTATCGACGTTTTCTGTGTCTGGTTCAAGTGTTAAATCCGAACCGCCTAACGGCGCAAGATTTAATGGAATAAATATTTCATTCATTTGCTCATTGTCTTCAAACATTCCGTAATTCATTGCTTCACGTTTTTCATTTGGCGTCAACCACCATGAAGACGACATCTGCGAAACAACTTTGTCCATTTCTTCTTGCAACTCTGCGATTCCCGTGAAGTCAAAATCAATGCAAAGTTTTTCACCATATTTAGGAACTAACCAACGATTTAATTCGTCGCGAACTTTTATTAATTCAGGAATCACCGCGTTTTGATATAATGATTTTTTTGCTTCACGCATATTATTAAACGTTGACGATTCTGTATTATTTAACAAAGAAACCGGCACGTTATAAATATTACACAAATCCTTTATTGACGCGTTGTATTGTTCGATTAATGATAAATCTGACGCACTCAGTCCAAAGTTGACCCAAGACATTTTTTTTGGTGAAATAAGAATGTCACCAGCATTGCTTGAACCTTGATGACTTTGTCTGAATTTGTCTTTTAATTGTTGCGCTTGAACTTCATTGATTCCGTCTTCTTCTTGGGTTGTCAAAATACCTCTTGCGGTTTGATTCTGTAAATATTTAACGCCGGTTGTAACTGCTTCATTGTTAGTTGTTAACGAACGAAAACCCGCTTTCAATGGTGATTGACCGTAAAGGTTAGAACCCGAACCGTTGTAATTAGGATTAAAATTTTTAATGTGACAAATCAAATCTGCGGGAATCTTATAAGTTCCGTTGTAATTCAAAGAATAATCCTTAACCGGTTCTAACAATCCACCAGAATTGATTTCCATGTGTTGCGACGGCAAAATATAAAGTTCCTTAAATTTTTCAGCATTAACACCAGAATCCGGCGCGATTCCGTATATATAACGATTCCCCGTTAACAATCCAAATGCAATCAATTCTGTCATAAATGAATTATATGATTGCGCTGGATTTGGTCGATTTAATAATTCATGTAATTCGGTATCTTCTAATTCAACCATTGCGTCTTTACGAATCATTCTTTGACGCAACATTGATTCTGTTGTTTGCAATCCTGACGTTAATGATTTATATTTTTGATATTTATTTTCTGATTGTTTTTCATAAACTTGAAATGGAATAATTCCTGACGCCCTTGTTATAATATTTATTAAAGAATAAACGGTTGCATTTTGTCTGTAACCGTCATTAATAAATGATTCGTCGTTCTCTGCATTAAAAACAACAGATGAACCAAGATAATTATAAATTGCTCTGTTATATGCTTCAGCCGTCCTTTGTGAATTTTTAACGAAAAAATTTCGCAGATTGTCAATTAAACCCATTAGTTAAGAAAATTTGTTTCAAAAATACAAAATTTTAATTTCATTATATAACGAAGAAATTGTCACTAAATCTAAACTTTGTGTAAACCACATAACGAATTGCGTCAAGTAAATGTTCAGGGACATTTTGTATTGGTTTATTTATAATCGTTCCGTCCTTTAATTCGTCCCATAAATAGGATTGTTGTTCTTTAAAAATATTTGTTGATTCTTTAGAAACATAAACTTTAAATTCTTTTATTTTAGATATACCAGCATTAACAGACCCCGCGCCTTTTGTTGAGGGTTTTACAATCAATCCAGCGCGTCTTAATTCTTCACCGGATTTTGGTTCTGCGGAATCATAAATAATTTGCAATCCTTCAAGATTTTTTTCGTTAATATAATTAACAATATCTTGATTCGTCATTGCTTTACGATATAATAATTCATGAATGTAAATTGAATCTTTATGACGACCAACAAGACACATTCCAAGATTGTCAACAGAAAATCCAAAGTCAAGTCCGATAAAATATTCAATGTCTGGGAAATCTTTGTAATCAATATATTTCCAATTAGTGTAAATCTGTCTTTGACTAAACACGGCGCGTTGACCTAAACCAAAAACATTATAATAATCCAAGTCACGTTCTTTTAATTTTTCAATCTCTTTTATAACTGATTCTGGTAAAAACTTATTATCACGCCACGTTGAAATAAATGTTTTAACATCTGGGTCATCTTTGTCAATCAATTCTGTATATAACCATGACACGGGTTCGGACGGATTAAAGTCAAGAATTAATTGTTTACGACAACGCATGTTGACTTGACGAAATGTTTCATAATTACATTCGTTTGCTTCATTCATAAAGACAATGTCATGTGACGCACCGCGAAGTTTCATTGGTTCGTCTGCGCTAATCATTTGAATTATTTTGTTTTGGAACTTAATTGTGTTTTCTGACTTGTTATGAACGCAAATATCGTAAAGACCTAATTTATCTAATATTGAAAGAAAGTCCCGTAAAACGCTTCGTTTTAAACTCGGAAGGGTGTTTCTTATTATTGTAATTGTTAAAGGTTCTTTTACATTAATCATTTTATAAATCAACGCTTGACAAATAGAATAAGTTTTCCCAGAACGCGCACCGCCTTGAAATATCAAGATTCGTTCTTGATTGTTAATGACTTGATAAAACTGTTTGTTGCAGAATTCCTTTATTCTTTTGCTGGATTCCATTCAATTAATTTGGATTCGATATTGCCTTGAACTTCCGTAATATTTTTTTCAATGAATCCACGTTTGCGACCTTTTGTTTTTAAATAAAATAAAATCGCCGGAACATTGTTTTCAGAAATCAATTCATGCAGTTTAGATTCTGCAAAGTCCAACGCAATTTCTGTAATGTCGTCAACCTCTTTTTTAAATGCTGGGTCATTGTCAATCCAATTATAAAAAGTTTGTCTTGACACTTTTGCTTTTTTACATGCAGTCGTTACAACGCCCAACGATTGTGTTAACGCCTTAATTAATAATTTCTTTTTGATTGATTTAATTGACATATTGCAAAAGTAACAATTTCTTTTTTTATGTGTCAAGAAATGTAAAGTGGTGGTAAAAAAAACCCCCTACAATGAGGGGGTCAAACTAACTAACTAAAATTATTTTTATAAAATTATGGGGTTTGTTCTGGGAATCTTAAAAAGTCAAATTCCGTGTAACCACTTGTCCAAGTTGGAATAATTATTTCTGATGACCATTCGCCGGTTTCTGGGTGATACCCCATTCCCTGACTTACAGAACCTTCAATGATTAAACCTTTTTGAAATAAACTAGATAAAACGCCTTTATCTTGATTTGTTAATGAACCGTCATTGCGTTCAAATTCTGAATAACCATGACCAACACCGTCGTTTTCGCATGTCATTATTCGATACAACATTTCTGCTTCAAGTTTTGTAATTTTAATTTTTCTTGGTTCAACTTCAGTGTAATCCATAACATAATTTCTTGTTAGAATATCACTTAATTTTTTAACTTTTTTCATGTTTTAAATTTTTAAATTCAAGTAAATTTAAAAAGATTCTTTTAAATACCAAAATTATTTTAAGTTTTTTTATGTTTTTTATAAAAATAACTGTATAATTCCCAAATCTTCTCTGAAGCAACGGTTTGATTAGGATAAAATTTTTTTGAATTTATTACGCGATTTCCGATTTTAATTTCAATTTGGACGTCCTTTCTGTTCTTAATTGGTTTAATATAAATTTTATAACCGTTATTCAAACACCATGATTGCGCCTTAAAATTTAACTCCATGAATAAGTCATTCTTATAAACAGTAAATAAATGTTTAATTCATTAAAGTCAAATTTGTCTGCGTGTTCTTTTGGATAGTAAGTAAACCCAAACAAAATACCGTCGTAATATATATCAATTCGCAGATTCATTTTCGGCAATATACAATAAAATCAAATAGCCGATTAAATCTTTTAAAGTGTCTTCATTAAACGTTTTGTCTTTAGTTGATAAATTTTTGATTCTGTTTAATTTATCGTCTATTCTTGACCTTATAGAATCGGTCAATGACAAATGGTTTGCAAATACTCTGACTTTTGGATTTGTTGCAGAATCACCATAAGCGGTGTTTTTTTCAATTAACAAATCCGTTATTTCTTTTGTAAATTTTTTTATTTTTTCTTTTGTGTTCATTTTAAAATGGAATATTATTGTCTTTAATTACTTCTAATTTTTTCATTGATTTATTTATGGGTTTGTAAACACCGCCGTTTGCAAAATCTGGCGCAACTTCAAAACCGCCCAATTGCCCGTTCTCTTTGCGTTTGACTTTTTCAATATATACTTTAACTAAATCAGATTTAAACTTTGTTTTATTGCCGACGCAACGATAAGTGATAATTCCGTTAAATGTTTTATTATAAAAGTCCGCAGAACCAGAAATAGAATAAAGATTAGGTTTCTTAAAAACGCCGTCTTCAGATTCTATTTTTCGCGGGTGTGCTACCAAAAATAAATGTGTGTTTGTCTGTTGAACAAATTGTGTCAACAACGAAAGTTGTCTTCCTATATATGAAAAATCTTTTTGTGCTGAATGGTCTAACATATTAAACGGGTCAATTACACAAATTTTGATTCCCTTTTGCAATACTAGTTGTCTAAATTGGTCAAGGATTGATTTTAAAGTCAAATTTGATAAATCTATTCTAACCCAATGAAAATGATTTTGAATAAAATCTTTACAATCATTTAGTTCATTCATATTGCAATTTTTTTGATAATATTTATTAGCAATTCTTTTGATGTGTCCTTCGTAGGGAAATGATTCTGGTGAAAACATTGCAGTTCTAAAACCGTATTTATTAGCAAGGTTGACCAACACTTGGTCAAGAATATCTGATTTCCCTGAATTTGGAATTCCTGAAACAACCGTCCATTCACCAAGTTGAATTCTTAAAAACGTGTCAGATTCGCCAAGACCCAATGAATAATTTGTCACACCATTTTCAGAATATTTTAAAACAGAATCCCAAATGTCATCAATATTTAATATTCCTTCTAACGGATAATTTTTAGCGTTTTTAATAGTGTTTCTTAACGCTTCAGCACCTTTTTTAATTAACAATTCGTTTGCGTCTTTAAACTCTTTAAAATCGACATATTTACAACGATAATAACCAAGTCGTCTTGCAAGTTCGTTTCGTAAACTTATACC